TTGAATCTTCTTCGCGGTGATAATATGGTATGGACTGGAATGCGGGGCGAACGTGGCTTTGGATCTTCTGGCTATTGATACTGAAACAACTGGTGTTGGTTGGTATGATGAAGCCTTCATGATTAGCCTAGCCTTCATGGAAGATACAAAACTAGTCACCATCGTATGTGATAAACGTAATAGTACTAGGTGGCATAGGGATGTTGCGATGGTACTTAATCAACTTAACAAGGCTAACAAGATCATCATGCATAATGCTAAGTTTGATATCCAGAAATTGTGTCGTCTAGGTATCCCACTCAGCGTATTCAAAGACAAGTTTGAGGACACACAAGCACTAGCCCACCTCATTAACGAACAACAATCCACCAGCCTCAAGTACCTTGCTCGTACCGTACTAGGTGAGGGGACTGATGAGGATGAAGTACTAAAGGTATGGCGTAGAAAAAATAAGATTAAGAAAGATGAAGGTTATGAGCCTATCCCCAATGAGATTCTTGCACCGTATGCAGCAAAGGATGCTGAGTTCACGCTGCGGCTTTACGAAGTATTATGGAATCGAATGCCCAAGGACTTGCACCCGTTGTATCAAATTGAGAAAAACCTAACCCTTAGCCTGCTAGGTATTGAGGCTAGAGGATTACAGATCGACCGAGCGTATGTTAAACTACAAAGAAAAGAGTATGGTGATCGGATTTACAAACTTAAGCAGCGTATTGGGGAACTTGCTGGCGAAGAATTCAACCCACAGTCCCCTAAGCAACTCATCGAAGTCTTTGCACAGCGTGGAGTACGAATCGCAGCAACGGACAAGGCAACGCTTGCCAGCGTGGATGACGAACTTGCGGCGCTAATCGTAGAATTACGAGAGGCTAACAAGATTAAGTCTACTTATCTTGACGCTCTTGCTGAGGAGGCTAAAGATGGTATACTTCATCCTAGTTTCCGTCAGCACGGCACTAGGACTGGTCGCATGTCGTCAGGAGCAGCAGAAGTATGATTAGTGTAATTACCCCTACTTACGAGACAAGCCCCGAGGTCCTTGCTCGTACATGGTCTAGCCTAAAGAATCAAACTCATACTGATTGGGAGTGGGTTGTATGGGACGATTCTACTAGCGAGAATGTTTATCGTCAGATGTATGGTTATTGTAATGATGAGCGATATAAGATTCAATTGCATCGTTCTAATAAAAACATTGGTAACATTGGCGCAGTTAAATTGTGTGCGTTTATGCAAGGCAATGGTGATCTTCTTGTAGAGTTAGATCATGATGATGAGTTGGTTCCTAACGCTCTTGAAGAATTGTGGCTCGCTTATATGGATAATAATGCAGAATTCTTTTATTCTAATTGTTGCGAAATTAATGAGCAGAATCAGTCGTGTCGTTATCCCGAAGGCTGGGCGTTTGGTTACGGCTCTGATTATTGGGATGATGAGTATAATGTGTGGGTCATGCGCTCACCAGAAATCAACGCTACTACTATGAGTCATATTGTTAGTATGCCTAATCATGTTCGTGCTTGGGATCGTAGTGCTTATCGTGATATTGGTGGTCATAATCCGTCTTATAAAGTCGCAGATGATTATGAGTTAATGGTTCGCACCATGCTCGCCTATAAGTATCATCATATTGACCAATTATTGTATAAACAGTATATTAGTTCTAGCACGGCTCAACGAGTGCATAATGCTGAGATTCAACAGCGCGTAGCAGAAATCTCTGCTAAGTATTATCCTAAAATTCAGGAGAAATTTGCATGAATGTGCAGAATATTCCAAGGAGTCAGAAAGATGTTAAACGAGCATTTGTCCCCAAATTCGATGCATTCTTATTCTTCGACTACAAAGCAATCGAAGTCAGGCTGCTCGCATACTACTTGGCAAGGGGAATCAGCGATTATTCATTGGCGACCGAAATCAACAATGGATCGGATCCGCATCTTGTCACAGCGCAAGGATTGTATAACCAAGAAAAAGTAGATGATGAGCAGAGGCAAGTAGGTAAGACCCTAAACTTTAGTATCATCTATGGTGGTGGAGCACCGACTATCATGCGTCAACTTAGCGTCGATTTTAAGGAGGCTAAGAGGCTCCTAGCGGCGTATCACACTACTCGTCCGGGGATTAAGATCCTTAACGAGCAGATCGCTCAGACAATCCAACAGAAGGGTTACATCACGAACCTGTATGGTCGTCGCTTGCATGTAGAATCAGAGCACAAAGCCCTCAATGCTCTCATTCAAGGCAGCGCAGCAGACCTAATGAGAGAATCCGTAGTACGAGTCAGCAATCTACTAGATGCGAAATATGCTACACATATAGTAAATATCGTGCATGATGAGATTATCCTAGACGCTGTAACAAGCGAGATTAGTAGACTCGTTAACACAATCCCTAACCTTATGGGGAATAAAACCGTAGAGAAATTCGTTAGTATAGAAACAGACTGCGAAATTTCTACTACAAACTGGGCAGAGAAGGAGGCGTATAGTGGCAATTGATGATCCAGTAAACAGTCCCAAGCATTACACCCAAGGAGATATGGAAGTCATCACAGCCATTGAAGGCTTAGGGCTTGACTATCACCAAGGTAATGTGCTAAAGTATATTGCTAGGTATCGTCACAAGAATGGTATGGAGGACCTACTTAAAGCAAAATGGTACGTTGATCGGCTCATCTATATTTATGAGCAAGAACAAACTAAACTACAGAGGAGTATGGTATGAGAGCACTAGTATTGACTAGTCCGAACATGAAGGGTGCTGACGTTAGTGCAGCACAAACTCTCTTGAAGAAGCAGGGTTACTACACTGATAAGATTGACGCATTGTATGGTCCTAACACGGCTGCTGCTACTAAGGCTGCTAAGTGGGACATTGGTTATGCTGAGAAGAATGTTGATAGCGAGTTTAATGATACGCTGTCCCTGCTGCTTAGTGGTAAGACTAAGCCTACGCTTCTGATGAAGCAGCGAGCCAAGTCTCGTAGCAAGCAGCGGTATGTTGGCGCTGACGCTCTTGATATTGCTAGTCGTTTTATTGGCGTTAGTGAGCAGCCGCCGGGATCTAACATCTGCCTATTCAGTAATTGGTATGGTATGCGTGGCCCGTGGTGCGCTATGTTTGTCACGTATTGTTTTAGTCAGGCCAAGAGCAAGTCGTTTGTTAAGGGCAGTAAGTATGCTTATTGTCCCTACATGCTCGCTGATGCTAAGGCAATGCGTAACGGACTGAAGATCGTTAAGGTTGCTGACGTACAGGTTGGTGACATTGTACTCTTCGACTGGAAGAAGGATGGTGTCCCTGATCATGTTGGCATTGTAAATATTGTCCCCGGTAAGCGTAAGACGTTTACAAGCATTGAAGGTAACACGAGTGGTTCTAATCCTAGTGATGGTGGTATGGTCGCTCTTATGGAGCGTCGGGTTGCTGACGTTAGTGCTTTTATCCGAGTAATGAACTAAGGAGAATACAATGATTAACGAGTCGCATAAGAATTGGTTTGAGAATGAGCGTGGTATCACAGGTGAGACTCTAGAAGCATTCGGCGTGTTCTCCAACTCTGACGAGTGGATGACATTCCCATACGATACTGGTGAGCGGTATCGTAAGATGGGTGAGAATCGAGAGTTCCGATTCAGCAAGGACGCTAAGGTCTGCTTGTATCACGCACAACTCATGCCAGAAGATACGTCTTATTGTTTCCTTGTAGAAGGAGAGTCAGATACTATGCGTGTCTGGCAAGAAGGTTATCATAATGTGTATGGTATCCCCGGCTTTAATACTTTCCGAGAGGAGATGCTCAAGCCGCTAGATAAGTATGATCGTATCTTTGTTGTCCTTGACAATGATCAGACGTATAATGTTCGTAGTACGGTGGATGCTGCTTGGGGTAGGATGCGTGGAATGCTAGGCAGCAAGGCTCGTCGTGTCGTTCTCCCAGATAATGTAAAAGATATTTGTGAGTTCTTCGCAGAGTACACTAACGATACCTTCAAAGATATTGTAAAGAAAAGCCTTGACGGTAATTATCATTACAAGGCTCTTGATCTTAACATGCCGCCTCCTGATTACGAGTGGCTCGTGAAGGGCCTTATCTGTAAGGGAGACACTACTCTAATTGTTGGTGAACCCAATGTAGGCAAGTCGTGGATCAGCCTTAGCCTAGCCGTAGCAATGGCTAACGAGCATAAAACTTGGGTTGGTCACGAGTTGAATCATCATGGTAAAGTCTTGTACGTCGATGAAGAGAATCCGCATGACGTTGTGTATCATCGCCTCAAGCAACTAGGCGCTGACAATGTTGATAATCTTCGATACTTGCATCGTCAGGGCGTTCGCCTTGACCGTAACTTTGATCGTCTGCTAGACGAGGCTATCACATACGAGCCTACCATGATCGTGCTAGACTCTCTTACACGATTCCATACCAAGGATGAGAATAATGCTGGCGAAATGGCTAGCCTATTCAACGATAGTATCAACGTGCTAT